GTGACCATTCTTTGATGTAGTCTCCCTTGCCATCGCTGTCATTTTGGAGCCGGATGACGGTCATGAAGTCACGGTCTGTGAGTTCAGGGTACAGGGCTTTGATTTTGTCGTAGAGGGTCATGTTGCGCTCCTTGCGAGAAAGCCGTTCAAGCTGTTTGCACCCGTAAGCTGTAAAGTTCCAAGAGATGCTCCAGAATTCTGCCAGCCATATAGTTCAACATAATCAGTTGATCCGTTTAAATAAACAAGTGATGACGTAACGCACTGACCACCAACCTGAGTATTGTTTGGAATAGAAGAGCCCGTACTATACTGAAAGCCGTTTTTATAAATAGCTACCTGTACATACCCTACGGATGCTCCGGCTGTATTAAATTGCCCATTTAATTGATAATACCCTGCTACTGTGGGCTGGAATCTAAAATTAGTTGTGGAGTCGAAAGCAGAGGCCGTATCAAACAGCTCATTCGGCATACTTATCTTTGTAAACGTCGAATTGGAAATGGTTTGAGCCGTACTCTGATAAGCACTAAACGCAGGGCCATTCACAGGCACACCCGGTGTTGCAGTGGTCAGGATCGTGCCGTTGGAGTCTGGCAAGTTAATGGTACGGTCGGTATTGCTGTTGGGTGAGGCAATGGTGAAGATGCCTGTGCCGCTGGCATTGCCTTGGACTTTTACGAGGCTCATGTAAGTTGCTCCTCTGCGGGGATTGGGGTGTTGCCAGCCTCAAGCCATTTCAGGTACTCGGCGTAGTCTGTGTTGTCTTCTGACATAGAAATAAAACAATTATCTTCAACACGAAGAATGATGTTTAAAAGTTCATCAGTTTTGTAATTTTTAAGTAGTTTATACATTTATAACTCCGCAGAACAGGTATAACCTTGAATGTAGGCATCGCCAGTTGTGTTTCCAAGGTTTACTCCAGCATAAAAACCAAATTGATTTTGACCGCTTATAGTTAGACCGCCAGAAACACCAAGCAATGTTGTTGATACAGATGCCGTTCTTTTTTGTACTGTCCAATTCATAAAGATGTTTCTAAATGTGCTGGAAGCATTTGATTGATACGCATACTGAAATAAACCAGTGTTTGCTTCGTAATACCGCTGACACATCGCCAACTGACCCGTGTAATTCACACGCTCAAACGGGGAAGCAACGCTGCCAGCTTCAAGTTGTACTCCTGTGATGTAGAAGGTGGCTCCGGATGTGCCGACTACGGAGACTGCGCCTGTGGGTGCGCGATAGGCTGTTGATGACCACGAGCCTGCTGTACCGCTAACTGATGAACCAGAACCCAGATTGAAACCAAGATAAATTCCTGCGCCGTTATCTGTGGCCCATGTGCCCGATGTGTCCCCCGCAATGGTGATCGTTTTTTGCTCCCATGTGTTTGCCGCACTAATGGTGTAGCTGTAAGGGTAGCTTCGGTTCGACGCACCATTCAAAAGACTTCCGCCAAAAGTTCCGGTGAGGCTTGATCGAACCCAAAAAGACAAAGTCACTGTTGCAGCGTTGGCCGTACCCCACGCCAAATCCGCCACATTTAGACCTTCAATCGATTGATAAAGTTGGAAAAACTCAGAAGCACCCACGGAGTACGCACTGGAAGAAGTGACCCCAAGATAGTTTGTAAAACCAACAGGCGGGGTTACGCTACCGGCGTTGCGTTGCGCCGTGAACTTTGATGCTTGTGAGCCAAATGTCCAAAAGCGGTCAACGCTGTACAGAATACCCACTACGTTTGTCACACTCGCCCCCGAATTACGCTGGTCAATCTTCATGTCACCGTTGATGATGCGGTTACGGAAACCCAAGCTGTTGACAGCGGAGATGTTGTTTCCTCCTACAGTCAACGCGCTTCCGATCACCGGCCCAGAAGATTCAAGGTCCGGCGTGGTAATTCCGTTTGTTCCGTCAAGTACGATCGCCATATTTATTCCTTTATACAACGGTCCATGTTGAACCGGAAGATACTGTCACCGTCACACCTGAGTTCACAGTAACCGGGCCAAATGACCCACCGTTATCGCCCGTGGCAATCGTATAGTTTGCACTGATCGTTGCGCTGTTGACCACGATACCGTTGCTTGACCTGAACACTGTTCCTGAATAAGCGTTGGCCGTATTCAAAGCATTTGCGGTTGTGGCAGTTGTAGCGGTTGTAGCCGTAGTGGCGTTGCCCGAGAGGGCCCCAGAAAACGTACCAGCAACCAGCGTGTTTGTGCTTGGGTTGTAGGTAAACGTGCCTTCAGAATCTTGCAACAAACCGTAGTTGCCAGTGGTGTTTGCAGTCGTGTTGGCAAACGGGATTTTGAACGCGCTTGCTGTGGCAGAGGTAGTGACAGTTGCCGCCGTAGAAACAGCGGCAGTGCCCGTGGTGTTCTGGTTGAGCGTTGGAACATCGCTGGCTATCAGTGAAGCACCGACTGTGACGCGCCCTTTTGCGTCCACGGTCACTTTGGTATACGTACCCGCTGTCACGCCAGAGTTGGCAAGTGTGCCTGTCCCGGTCACGTTGGCTGAGCCGTTAAAGCTACCGCTGGTGTAAGTCAGGTCGCCGGTTATGGCGATGGTTCGGCCAGTGGTCAGAGTTGCCGCTGAGCCGGTTGTGTTTTGGTTTAGCGTTGGAATATCCGCTGCTTGAATCGCAGACAGGGCCGCAGCCGTTCCGTTAGAGCGCAGATATTGGCCGGAGGTTTGAGTTCCAGTCAAGGCGGTAATGGCTGCAGCGGCGGTTGTCTGGCCAGTGCCTCCGTTGGCAATGGCCACTGTGCCCGTGACGTTTGCTGCCGTGCCAGAGGTGTTCTGGTTGCCTGCAGTGTTGACACCGGGGAGGTTGATGTTTGCAGAGCCGTTGAAGCTCACCCCACCGATGGTGCGGGCAGTTTGCAGTGTGGTGGCTGTAGCGGCGTTGCCAGCTCGAGTATCCGTCTTGAAGTCATCCAGCATCGCCTTGGTGATGCGCAGCTCAACGATGTCGTTGGCCGCGTATGCGCGGGCGGTCGTGCCCTCCTGAGCACGCTGGACTGTGAACGTATCAGTGGCTCGTGCCGTTACCTTGACAACCTCTAGGTTGCCCGCCGAGTCCATCAGCGTGGCGTAGAAATAGTCTCCGCCGGTGATGACAGGAAACTTCGCACCGTGGCCCGCCGTCACCGAGAAACTGGTTGCGACGTTAGTGATAGAGGCCGACAGGGCCGATACCGCGTTGTTTGCGTACAAGACTGGCATTATGCAACCCTCAAAATTTCAATAGTCTCAAGTGTAGCCGTTGCACTAGCGCCCTGCACAGTTACAGCCACCATACCTGCATCTTCGAGCTCGGCAGCGACGTCAATATCAGCGTAATACACGCTGCCCACGCCAATATCACCGACAGCTGCACTTAGACCCACAGACATCACACTGACGTCGCTGCCGAGCTCGGTAAAAGCCACACCTGCCGAAATATCGCTATGCGTATAAAGTTTGCGCAATAACGCATCGACAATGACCACCTGCGCCAGTGCGTATCCGTTGACGTTCTTGGTGATGTACAGCGTTGTGTCAGCAGCGCTGGCCTGCGATTGCACAATTCCGTCGAGGCTGATAGCCAGTCTGAGCGCAGCGACCACCGTGGTGATTTCGTCGCCAGCGCCGGATATGGGCTTGTTGACGTTCATCAGCGCGGAAACAGTGGCCTGCGACGTCACAGCGGCTGCCATACGCACTTGAATGCCCAGTAGCGCGGTCGTGGATGCAGCGGCATTACCGGCCACAGCCATGTTCTTGGTCAACGCAGCGTTACCAGCTGTCTGAGCAACGGCAGTCGCCGCTACGACCATGTTCTTGTCAAGCGATGCGGAAGCGGAAGTGGTCGCAACTGCCTGCGCCTGAATGTTCAGGTTCTTGGTAATAGCCGCAGCCGCAGGTGCCACACTGAGCGTCACTGCTGCGCCGCAGGCCATGTTCTTAGACAAAACCGCTGTGGCTGTCGTTGTGGCTGTGGCCGCGCCAGCGCCGCTAAACTTCAGGTCTGCGGTGACCATGCCAACCGTCGTAGCCACAGCGTTGGCCGAGGCCTCCATCACTTTGGTCAGCGCACCCGTAGCGCTCGTACTGGCCGACGCAGAAGCGGCGACCGTCATGTTCTTTGTCAGTTCCGCTGCGCCAGCTGTGGTGGCCGTAGTGACTGTGTCGAGCGCCTGCAGTGGGTTAATCAGGCTCGCAAGGCCGGATGTAGCGGCAACTGCGTTTGTAGCCGCGCTAACCACCTTCGTCACGCTTGACGTAGCGCTTGTCGTCGCAACGGCGGAGGTAGTGATGTTGAGCGATTTAGTGAGTGCCGCAGCGCCCACGGTGACGCCACCAACCGATGCGGAGGCTGACTGCCTACTTGTCTTGGAGAGCGCCCCGGATGCAGACGCCGACACCGACGCCGCACTTGCGAGCTTCCAGCCTGCCGTAGCGTACGCAACTGTGGATGCGCTCGTGGAGACGGCCCCAGCCAGCCTGCTTGTCTTGGAGAGTGCTGCGGCGCTGTTTGCCGAGACGGCAGCGGCAGCGGCCATGCGGCTCGATTTGCTCGCCGTAGCGGACGCCGTAGCGGACGCGGAGATGGCACCCGCCGCCCGATTTGTTTTGCTCAGAACTCCGGACGTAACACCCGAAGCCGACACCGAAGCCGACTGGCGCGAGGTCTTGGCAAGTGCACCAGCCACGACTGCCGTGACTGTCCTACTGGCTGCGAGCTTAAACCCAAGCGAGACGTTGGCCGCTACGGTAGCCGTGCATGAGCGCGAGCCTGCAAGTGCGAAGCCCAACGTGATCTGCGCGAATGATCCGACGGTGCCGTTGCCAGCAACCGCCATGTTTTTGGTCAGCGAAGCAGACGCAGAAGGACTAGCCGCGCCAGTGATAACACCCGTTAGGTTGGGAGCTCTTGACAGCGGCGCAGCTATGCTGGCCGCGCAGTTGATGGATGCTGCGAGCGACTGGAGAATCCCGGCGCTGCCGTTTAGGGTGGCAACGTTTAGGGCTGAGCCGTTCAGCAGCATCCGTTACCCCACAATTAAGCGAAGGTAATAGACAGCGAAGCGGCTGGGAATGTAACGGTGTCAGCTTGGTTGATGGTTTTGCTGATGGTCAGAGCGCCCCAGAACAGCAAGTTACCGGCAGAGGCCGCGTCGTAAATACCGAAGTGGGTCACAGTGCCCCAAGTCGCTGCAGGGGTTGGGAAGGTAATTGCAGCGTTATTGCTGGTCTGACCACCGGTACCACTAGAGGCTACCGTCGATGCCGCAGCTTGCGTGCCAGCCCAGTTAGCTAGCGAAGAAGCCACAGACACACGAGCGTAAGAGCCACCAGAAACTTCGGTACCGCCGCCCGAGTCGGACGGAGCAGCTGTCAGCAGACCGACGTACAGCGTAGTGGTAGTGGGGGCGGTTTGGCCACGGAACAGCTGGTCGATCAGCTTGTTCTCCAGAAAATCGGACATTGCAGACATGGTTGCTCCTTATGCAAACTGTGAACGAACATTGAACTTGAGAACTTCGTAGACAGTTTGGAACTGCCCGTCAAAGTCGATTTCGACTTCGCCTTCGTAAAGGCCCGGCTCGACATCGAGTACACCGTTCGGAAAATTGAATCTTACCTGACCTGTAGTACCACCACTCACTTTTTCGCAAGTAAGGGTGTTCAATATGGTTGTTGTGTTGGCGGCGCGGAAGTACACCTTTACCACCACACCAGCCTCAGATAGATTAATAGCAGCACCGGTGGCTGGATCAGTTAGTGTGAGGCGAATGTAGGGGAGGTTGTCCCCCTGAACCAGTTTAATTTTTTCGGCCATATGCTACCTCACACTTTAGGCGCGACGCCAGTCGTGCCATTCATCTCAGTCGTCAATGCTGCTTGGAATGCGCCGTAGTGGGCTTGAGCACGCTGCGCATTACCAGCGTACTCGCTATCTTTGGTATATGCTCGGTAAAGAATATAGTCGCCCAAAACGTTGCCGTAGATATCAGGCAAGCTGATATTACCGGTCACAGCGCTATATACAGCCCCATCAGCGGGCTCTGCTATGTCCGTTGGATAGGCAGAGAACACAATTTCCACGGAGGCACCTGAAGATGCTGCTGGTGGATACACATAAAACACGCGTGGATCACGAGGATCGTACATGTAGTGCAGCACTTCGGTAACGCCAGTTAGGTTGTACCAGTTAGGGCTCTGTGTGTCCAAAATAGTCCGGTTAGTCATACGAATGGCACGCTTAGTGCCGGAGGTGTTACGGACTACATCAATTAACTTAGCGCCGGTACTAGGTAAAGCTTGCTTAGCTCCGGTTACAAGGGCCACAGTGGCGTTGGTGACCATTGAATCAGGTCTATACAAAATCACTTCACGCTGCCCATCATTGAGGTAGCGAACTAACTCAGCAACAGGCCAACGGATAGACGTATTGTCCTGCATTGTCTCAACAACGCGGCGGATGATGGAGGAAGCAGCAATGGTCATGATTTACCTCAAGCAAAAGGGCGTGCGCGTACGCGCATTGAGCCACGGACCATGCCGTAGTTACCTTCAATGCGCGAATTGTTTGTCTTCCTCGCAGCGGAGTCCAGTAGATACTGGGCCTGTGCAAAGTTTGTAAATGGTTGGTCTGGAATCTGCATAGCGCGAGCGATTGCATTCGACACGATAGGGTCAACCCAGATGTCATACAGATCATCGTCTAGCTGCGTAGCATCACGCGTAGGACGAAGATTTACCGCCACCACCACGATGTACGCGCCGTCTGGTGGTGGCGACAACATCAATGTGAACGAGTTGTCTGTGCGATCAGAGTAAAAGCCGATTGGTTTCGCTTGCCCTGTGGGCATGTCGTTGCGAATAGCTTCAAACAAACCGGGCTGCAGCTCTTCGCCATCAACCGTCACACCCATAACGCGGCTGATCTCGTGATACTTTGTAGGTGGGTCTAGGTCGTATTGCACGACACCAGCAGATGTCTTGAAAGAATCAAGATTCTGGCGCAGCACCAAAGATTTTTCGGCAAACTCAATTGCAGCACTGACCAGAACCTGATCCACCATGGGCTCTGAGCAGCCGGGTAGATACGGCAGTATTCTCGGATAGAAAGCGCTCAGAAGTTTCATGGTGGGCTACCTTATTCAGCAGCAGTGGTTTGCTCTTCTGCGGGGGGCTCCGCAGGTTTGTCGTAAGATTCTACCGCAGGTGCAGCTTTTTTGCGAGTTTTTGGCGCAGCAGCTTCTTCAGCGGCGGCGTTTGAGTGTGCGTTGGCCAGCTCTTGGCCTTCAGTGGTGTACACCCAGTCTTGGTCTACCATGCGGGCCAAAACAACGATCTTGCCGTCGATGGTAGCGCGAATTTTGTGGCCAAGGACTTGACCGCTCAGGCGGTCCATTAACTCAAGTGCGTTCATTCTTTACTCCAAATGTAAAAAGGGGCTCCGAAGAGCCCCTTTATTGTGCCACCGATTAGGCGCTGAGAACAGCGCCCCAGTTTTCACTGCCCAAGCTGATGTAAGCACCAGACATGTTAGCGGCCAAGGCCTTGGCTGCGTTGGCAGAACCGCCGTTGATCGCGCCGCCAGTGGAGGCGTACACGTTCAAAGCAGCAGCAGAGATGTTCACAATGTGAACGATATCGCCGACAGGACGCTCAGCAGGTAGTTTAACGCCATCGCTGGCGTTGCCTGTAGTCACGACGTTAACGGCACCAGAC